AAATCTGCAAATTCAGCTAGATATTTAAACTTGCTGGCTCGCTTTTCTGGACTCACAGGTTTTGCCTTGCGTGGCTTGCGTTCAACCTTTTTGATCTGTACATAGGCACCGCAGTCATTGATCACTGTGTCGCAAAATTTTACTACGTTGCGCAGTTGAATTTTGGTCAGGTGTTGATAGGCTTCAACCAACTGAGCATCCGTACCATCAATCACAGCCGTAAACTCAGCCAATCTCTGTTTCCATGCCTGTGCTATTTCATTGACCATTTGCGGTGCTACATTCATGCCACGCATGGTAGCTATGGGTTTGAAGTCAGCTGACATCTTGGCACCGGCTGCAATAAAGTCATCAAACATGCCATCTATCTCACCTGCACACTCACTGACCTTTTCACGCAGTCGATCCTGTATGGTGGCTTTTGGTACTGCTGGCGCTGGCTCATCAATTTCTGGCTGTGCGTTGGTCTGTTCTTGTGCCAACATTGCTGAGATCATTCGATCCAAACTTGACCGCTCATCGGCCGTGAGCTCAAGACCCACTGTGTTCATACGACACAGCCAGGCCGCTGTGCAACGTATGGCGCTGTCGGGCACTCTGCGCAGTCGTTTTATGTCAGGTTTCCTGCCTTGAGATTCCAGCCAGGCCACTAGCATGTCTCGAGCTTCTTTTTTGCCAAAGAAATAGTTGTACCAAGTAAACGCTCGGGTCAGCGAACTGGTACGATTTTCGACATCAGGCTGCTTGCGCCAATCTGGTTCTGGGCCGGTGTATTTGGTGTCCGGGCTTTTGGGATTGATCAGCTTTACTGCTGTTTTCATGGCATTCTCCAGGGTCAACACAGTATTATAACACTCTATCAAGTTTTGGTCAAGCACGGGCGGTAAATACAAAACTATGCCCAGACTCAGCCTTTACCGCCCAAATCGCACTCGTGATTACCAATTTTTAGATAGAACTGTGTCCGAAATGTACACAGTGGGCGGCCTTGACATATTTGTACACAAGTACATGGGCCCAATCACTGGTCCCACCGAGGGGACCAATGATGCCACTATCCCTATTTACGACAACGAAAATCCCCTGAACATTCAAGACCTATTGTTGCTGGAAAACCGGGACAGAGTATATGATCCAGATATCTATGTCATGAGAGGTGTGTACAATCAACAAGACATTGATTTTGACCTTACTCAGTTTGGGCTGTTTTTGCAGAACGACACCCTGTTTATCACGTTTCACTACAATGACATGATAGACACGTTTGGGCGCAAACTCATGAACGGCGATGTGCTTGAGATACCCAATCTCAAAGATTACAATCCACTCAATCCCAATCGTTTGCCGTTGCCAAAATATTACGTGATCCAAGACGCGGCTTTTGCCAGCGAAGGATTCAGTCAGACCTGGTTGCCGCATGTGTGGCGTGTCAAAGCCACGCCCATGACCAACAGCCAAGAATTCAAGGATATTCTAAACAAACCTCAGGTCACAGAAAATATCTGGGACAATGGAAATTTCTATCCCGTGGGCTCCGTTGTAAACTACAACGGTGGTTATTATCAAGCCATTCAAAACACTCCCAGTGGCATAGACATTACCAATGCACAGTATTGGATGGCATACACGCCGCCTACCGAGGCCGAGACCATGACCACTCGGCCCAAGGATCAAGAAATCAATGATGCGATACTGACTCAGGCCGAAATTGAAGTACCATTGAGCGGATATGACACAGCTCTGTTCTACATTGAACCAACCTTGAACGGGGAGCCAGCCAATCCTGATGGACTCACTGCTGACGATACTGCTGTGACTGTGGATGGTACCCAAGGCGGCATGAACATCACTCCCAGTGGTCCAGGTTACACTCGAGGCTATCTCACTGGCGACAACGTTCCCAATGGATATCCTGTCACCAGCGGTGTGGCGTTTCCGGTCAGTCCTGTGGTAGGCGACTACTGCTTGCGCCTAGATTATTTTCCAAATAGACTGTTTAGATACGATGGCATTCGTTGGGTCAAGATTGAAGATGGTGTGCGAACCAGTCTCAACAACGGACCAGAAAACAAAACTTTGCGCAGTGGCTTTGTCAACAACACCGACACTGTCAACACCACTGATCGTGGAGCTATACCCAGTAGACAGAGTCTCAGTGATATACTGCGTCCTCAAGCAGACAACGGCGGTTAATTTATGCAACAATTTTTTTACGATGATCAAATACGCAGATTCCTTCTGCAATTTGCTAGAATCTGCAGCAACTTTCAAGTTGAATACGGTCGCGAAGAAAATAGTGATCAGGCTGCACTGTTGCGAGTTCCAGTACGATACGGCGATGCTACACGCAATGCACAGACCATAATTCAGGAAAATTCGGCCAACAACTTGCCATCAAGCCCATTGATGACATTTTATGTTCACAACCTTGAATATGACCGGCCCCGCATGCAAGAGCCGTATTTTGTCAGCAAAACAAATGTGCGTCAAAGAACCTATGATGAACAAACAGATTCATATGAACGCACACAGGGCAATGCATTTACCATAGAACGGTTGATGCCGGTACCTTACAGTCTTGGTATCACCCTGGATATTTGGACTTCAAACACCAATCAAAAATTGCAACTATTGGAACAGTTATTGATACTGTTCAATCCCAGTCTAGAAGTTCAAAGCACTGACAACTTTATTGACTGGACCAGTCTCAGCTTGGTTTATCTTGACAGTGTGAACTGGAGCAGTCGCACCATTCCCACCGGCACCAATGATACCATAGACATCGCTACTCTCAAGTTCAGTTTGCCCATTTGGATCAGTCCACCAGCCAAACTCAAGAAGTTTGGAGTAATTGAACGTGTGATAGCCAGCATGTATGACGTACAGGGCGACATCAACAATGCCATTCTCAACAGTGATTTGCTGCTGGGCACTAGACAGATTATCACTCCCTACAACTACGCAGTTGTGGTAATAGGAAATCGCATACAGATAGCACGACCAGCACAGGCTTTTGCTGAAGAGCCTGCCAACGACAGTATTGACCCCACTGTAATAGTGAGTGACAGCAATCTTCTTTGGCCTGCTGTGATTGACCTGTACGGCACATTGCGTCCAGGTGTAAGCCAAATTCGTCTAACACAGGCCGACGGCACCGAAGTAATAGGAACTGTGACACTGGATCCCTTGGACGATCGCTTTCTGCTGTATGATGTTGACGTTGACACTATACCACAAAATACATTACCGCCTGTGGATGCAGTGATAAATCCCTTAGTCAGCGCACCAAGATTTGGCTTGCCTAATCCTGCAGACGGCCAACGATATCTCTTGACCGAAGACACTGGCTTTCCTGGGCAAGGCAGTAACATTGCTGCCACTGCCTGGATCGGGGATGGGCAGCGATCGGACATACCCTTGGTGGCACGTGCCAACGACATCATTGAATATCGCGGCAATCGTTGGCAAGTGGTGTTTCCTGCAGCACAGGTCACCACAGGTGGTCAGTATGTGACCAATTTGACAACTGCAATTCAATACGAATGGAACGGTGAAAATTGGATAAAAAGTTACCAAGGGGTATACGAAGGGGGTCTCTGGACTCTAGTGCTTTAAAAGCAGTAGGCGTCTGGTTCAGATCAAACAGCACTGGTAGATATCTCTATCTGCTGCGCAACGATGTCAAACACCCTGGAAACTGGGGGCTGCCCGGCGGCAAATTAGAATCTGGAGAAACCTTGCTCAGCGGCATGGAACGCGAATGCATTGAAGAACTGGGTTACTTTCCCCAATATCAACGACTGGTGCCACTGGAAAAATTCACTTCAGCTGACAGAACTTTTGAATATCACACCTGGGTATGCAGCGTGGATCAAGAATTTGTACCGACGCTCAATCACGAACATCTCGGCTACGCTTGGATCAACGCAGGCATATTTCCCCGACCCATGCATCCTGGTCTTTGGAACACTGTAAACATTGACGCTGTAAAAGACAAAATCCTGCGATTGGAGCAGGATTTTGCTATAATCACCCCAACCTAATTTTTAGGCCTGGCTTTCCTGGAAGCTGATCTGCACTTCGCCCACAGGGTTACTGACTGTGTTTAGTGATTGAACAGTCACTGCCAAAACTTCTGGACCATTGGGATATGTGCCTGTACCTGGAATAGCCGAAGTTCCCAGCTGTTTGACTTGACCCAGATCCAACACACCCTGGTTCACCGAACTTACCGGAATAGCAAACAAACGTTCACCACCCTGAATGTCCACAGTCACCGCTTGTACAGTCAAGTTCAGATCGTTCAGCGGCGTTGCGCCGCCGATCAAGTTTCCTGTAACTCTCAGTGTGTCGCCCACTGCATAACCACTGCCTGCCACCTGTACAGTGATTGCTGTGGTTGTAACACTGTATGAAGTTCCTGAGCTTGTTAACTGCACAGTGACGTTAGCACCAGTACCGCTTGAACTCACCACAGTGGGACTGATACCGCTAAAAGTTTGAGTTCTGCTGAATGTTACTTTGACACCTGATCTACTAAAACCACCAATGGTGTTCAAAGGTGCGTCAGTTACACCGCCTGACGTTATGTCTGTGTATCTTGGCGAAGTACTGAACTGTGTGAAGCTGGGCTGAAAGCCGCCGCCTGCGTTGTTGATACCTACCCAGGTGGTATTGGCACTGTCAATATTGGTGGGATTGATAATGCCTTCCACAAGATATCGACCAGTAGTAACTTGAATATTCAAACCTGTCAGTGCCAGAGCAGATCTGTTCACAAGATCGCGTTGTCCTAGATTACCAATAATACCGTTGCTGACACTGGGCGCCAATCTCATGGCAAATACCAACAGTTTTGTACCAATTGTGTTAGGTAAACCAAAGTTGGTACGGTTAAAAGTGAATTGGAAGCCTTCGTCACCGTCGAAGTCACCATCCATGATAATTGCACTACCCCAGTGGTTCACCAGGGGTGTACAGGTATTACTGATAATCAGCACACCGGTGTTTTCATCATGGCTGGTAGCAGCACTGCTGGTAAAGCTTCGGTTGGCTCCCTCAATCCATTGAGTGAATGTAGCGCCGCGTGTGCATCCCTGTAACACATTGCCTTCTTTGTTGGTGTATTTGATGATTTCACTGTCAATCATCACAAACACCGGATAAGGAACACTAGCGTCTGGATAGTCTGTTGCATCCAGCAAAGTGATTTGTGTCGCACTTGGGTCAATAGCACTGGCCAAAGCACTGACCGGCGTTTCATTAATAGCTTCATATCTTGCTGGCAGGTTACCAGTACGCATGAATGCTTCGATGTTGACGTTGTTGTTGATTCTACGATGTGCCCAGGCAAATCTACCATCTTGTCCACGGATCATCCAGATCACACTACCAGCACCGTACCAGCTGTATTCCAAGGCATACATCTGCATCTTGGTAGCATCATATGTAAATGCACTGGGGCCAGTGCCGTCTATGGTATCAATGTTGAAATCTGGCTGTCTCACACGAATTTCTGTACGCAATGCCATTTTCACGCGAGTTTGATTTTCCACTCCACGGAAGGGAGGAACCACTGTGAGTCTGTTGTTGTCAATGATGCTGGTCACTGCATAGGTCATGCCACGAATCACAACAATGTCACCATTGTTGAGCTGATCTTGGAATCTACAGGTACCATCACCAGTGACCAAGTTGCTGCTGATACCAATGCTGACCAGACCTGCCAATTGACTGGTACAACTGCGTTGAACCACGCAGCAATTCTGTCCGTCATGTTCCCAGAACATGCCGTTTTGATCATCGTACATGCCGGTTCTCACCGCTGCACCGTGCCAGCTAGTGATGCTGACTCTGGGCTGCTGTCCCAGTATAGGAGTCACACTGCCCAATACTGCTTGTGCTTCTACCTTGAACGCGATATCGCTCACGATTTCAGTCACAACATAACCATCAAAATCGTAGCCCGAAGTTGTGACATTTTGAATCCAGCATGTAGCACCAGGATTGAGACCATGTGGCAGATCCACTGTGACAGTAATATTGCTGTTGATAGCAGTGCCGTCAGCCACAATGTCGGCGATGTCATATGTGGGCTGAAGTGTGGTACCAGTGGAGAAGAAGATGCCTTTACCAGACTGATAACGGAAATATTTTTTGGTTTGTCGCTGTGCGCTGGCACCACGAGTTGGCGATCCAGAACTAATTACCACGCCGCCATCAAATGGTCTTGGCAAGAAAGTGGCATTGCTTCGCACATATAGCTGCCCATCAAGACTGCCCGAAACCGCGGCTCCGGTCTTGGCCTGATAGGTAAAGGTTGTGGTTGTGGGCACACTGAGAATTAGGAAGCTGCCTTCGCCATATGCTTGGTTGGTGCCTGAAGTCAAGTTCACCAAAATTGGAGTTCCTGGCACCATGCCATGTGCATATCGTGTGGTGATTGTTATGGTACTAGGGTTAGCGCCGTCACTCACAATGCTAACAATGTCAAAGTTTGCACCTGTGTAAGGGAAAGCCTGACGCACCACTGAAGCATAGTTGTTGATGGGGAAGCCCGGAACCAGTGCAGGACTGCGTCGTGGATAATAGAAAAAGTTATTGGTGTTGTCTTGGAACACAAGATTGATACCGTCAACGTTGGTGTTTTCTGTGTTTTGACTACTGATAAATTCACCTGCGTCAATGGGAGTATCACTTTGATTTACTCCAACCTGCGGTATGTTGTTGTCACCAGTGGCATAGAAAATGCCGGTCATGCGTACCATGAAGCTGCCTGCACCTGCACCAGTGAGTGCAGTGGTGCTGAACTGACCACGAGAGATAGTCTGTGATCCGTTGATAGCAGTGCTGACTGCTGTGTGTTGTACAAGTTCAACGTTGCTGCTGACTTTTTGCATCACACTGCCAACTCCGTATTGTGCTGCAGGCGGAATGTTGTACCAACCACGTGTGAGCTGCACCTGTGTTGCGCTGGTTACTTCGTCAATTCTGGCTACCTCAATACGATCAACGTTGGTGACACTGGCGCCAATCAGCAGATTGGCGTTGCCTGCGTTTGTGTTGTTGGTTTGTCGTGTCACTGTGAGAATGTTGGCGGTAACACCAGTCACAGCACATGCTTCAAACACATTGGCTGTTTCAGTAGCAATCAAGATATAGGAACCGTCCACAATGTTGGCAGCGGCTGCATTGGCCACGTTGATTGTGGTTGTAAGGGGACTGGTTACGTTGGCCACTGCCACAGTGGTGCCGCCAGCACCGCTCAAGGGGCAGCGCAGCAACAACACATTGTCGCCAACAGTGAATCCAGTTGTACTGCCAACGTTGAATGTTCGTTCCGCTGAACTTTGTACATTGCTGGTCACATAGGTTGTGTTGAAAGCTAGAGTGTTGCCTTGAGTCTGGCTAATCAGCAAGGCATAATCATTGGTTACCCATTGCGGACTCAAAACGCTTGTGGGTGTAACAGTTGAAGTAGGATTGCTCAGGCGCAATGCTGTATCAGTGTTAGATGTAATCAAATCATCGCCGGCCAAAAGACTGGCATAGCCGTTGACGTTGTATACCAAGTCGCCGCCAATGTCTTCGTAAAATCCCGGAATATAGTTGTTGGTGCTGACGTTTTCCCACTTGGTTTTCTGCAAGCCGTATTCAAAGTCAGCGTCAATCAGAGATTCAGGGTTTGAAACACGGCTC